TTGATTTCCGCTACATTCTCATCGAAGGACATTGCCATGAACGGACGGGACGGAATATCGTCAGTTCCGAATTCGTTGTATGACGCATATTCAGCAATGCTAACTCCTTCGTTCTGGGAACCTTCCAGGATACCAACAGCAACTTCCATCCCCTTGGCTTTTTCAAGCTCACGAAAGATGTTTTTCCAACCTCGGTCAATATCCTGGACATTTGCCATTATTACTCAACCCGAGTCATGATTGCTGCACCAAAGCACGCCCGCGTGATGTCGAGATACTGCTGACCGTAGGAAGTCTGGCCTAAATAGGTGTCACTGCCTTTCACGCCTGCATAACTACGTTGCAAATCCCCTTCCTTCTCGCTTGTAATGGCCCCCATGGCTGCTGAAACACCCGAGCTTTGAGTTTGGGCAAGGCGCAGCATGTGCGCCGCGTACAGCGCCAGCGCCATTGCTGCCCGCTCGGTATCCAAGCAATCAACATTCACAAGGTTTCCAGCAACTAGCAGCCATTGATTTACCGTCTCGTCAGCGACGCTGGCAAACTCTGGCGCTAGAAGCCGGAAATACTGGAGCTCGGTCATTACTTAGCAGCCGGAGCAGGTGCAACAAGAGTGCCAGGCTTCGGTGCGGCGGGTTTCACTTCAACAAGCTCGTCCTTGTTGATGGCGTTCTTGAAGCTGTCCGAGATATCCTTTTCCTCGCCCGGGGCGATTGACACTTCACCGATATGGTGCAGGCGGGACGATACGTTCTTGACCTTCATTTGAATCTCCTAAAGTGAATAAACGGAGCCGGCTTGCGCTGGCTCCGTTTATTGTACTTAGATACCGTCGGCGAAGGCAAAGGCCAACGGATACTCGATAATCACACCGGCGAACCGCGATTCGACGGGGATCACGAATTCCAGGCCTTGTTGCTGCGGGCTGTACTGCTTGATCATCATGGGAATCTCGAGCTGCCAATTCTCACGGCTGTTCTCGATAGCGTACATGCGATCCGCACCGCTTGCGCCGGCACCGTCCAGCTCGACGACCTGCCTGAACGTGACGCCCGGATGGACCTTCTGGAGGAATTCCAGAATGGTCGTATCGCTGGCCGTGCTGTTCTGCGTGGTAGCGATCAGAGCGTATTGTTCGACCGGCATCCACACTTCGGACACGCGATGGACGCCCTTGGACTGCGTAATGACCTTGTTGATCAGCGCATTAACATCGCGAACGATCTTGTCAGCTGCCTTGGCAGCAAAGGTCTTGGACGAGCCGGTACCGTCAGCAGCCAAGGTGACTTCCGGAATGTTTGCGTTGTTCAACAGGCCGGGCAGATTGTGGTCAGCGTCGCCGGAGAAGGCAAGTTTATTTACAAGCTCTTGCTGGGCACGGGTAGCTGCCATGGCACGCTTGCCGGACAGATTGATACCGGCGAACATGGCTGAACGAATTTCCTGCACGTTGTAGCCGTAAGCATTGCCCAGCGAGCGAATCACGCTGGTGAATTCCTTACCGACCACATCTGCGCGGGGCAGGTCGTTGGCGTAGTTGCTGATCACCTTCGCCATGCCGACGGAGTCATACTGGCGATAAGTGTGCGTGGTGGCGCCTTCCGGAATTTCAGTAGAAACCGGCATCAGGGTCAGGGCGTTCAGCTGGATGCGCTTCACGTCGTAAGTCTGCGACTTAACGTATTCCAGCTGGCGAGCGAAAAAGATGCTTTCGTTCGCGTCAAAACGACCGCTGTTCTCAATGACGCGGAGGTCAGCCTCGTCGTATTTCATTTCATCGCGTTTCATCTTACTTGATCTCCACGAGGGCCAAGCCAGCAGCGGCCGTGGCAGTGATGAACTTCACGCTGATCTGCGTGAAAGCTTCAATGCCCGCGGCAACAGCTTCGTCAGTCACCTTGCCGTTAGCAGTCTTGAGGTTAGCAGTTGCGCCAGCAACGACCGCGTCGTCGGTCTCGAGCCACATGCGTCCATTAGTCAGAACGCTAACGGTCTCGTATTGGTTATACTGCACGACGCCAGCTGAGGTCTGTTCGCGAGCCATGTCATGCAGAGCGAAGCCAATGACACCGGCGCCGGTCGTGGCCTTAAGAACTTCCTTTTCCTTGTCGGTACCGAGCTTGACAGGGTAAGCGACCGGGATCGCTTCTTCCGCTGCATAACTGCGGACGTTTTTGGCACCGATGCCGTCAAGCATACCCTTGAACGAGGCGGCGCCGTATAGGCCGATGGTTGTTTGCATCTACTGCTCCTTTTTTCCGAGTTGAGACATGAAGCCCTTGTACGAACCGGCTTCGGGCTTGCCGTCCTTGCGCGTGGCACCCGCTTGACGTTGCTTCGCCATCGCAACATCGTTCTTCATGCCAATGGCAATGTCGAACGCAGCGTTGATGTAGTCGTCGGACTTGCCGGTCAGGTCGGCGTCGGTGCGAACCGTCTTGAT